TTAAAGTTTTGTTTCCTGTGCCACCTACTGAATAAGTTGTGCTATCTTGTTTTACAAAATTTACGAAAACAACAATATCGTTTTCTGAAGATATGTCATGCGTGAGGGTTACAGTTGTGCCTGTTGTACTTGTGAATCTATCTAATAGACCAGAAGTAAAGTTAGCTTTTGGTGGTAGTCCAATGTAAGACAATTTTTACTCCTATGTAATTTCTAATATTGATAATGTTGCGTCTATCTTTGCTGTAACTGAACAATCTATTTTAATAATGTCAGTTGCTTGAACAACAACCTTACCCCCTGTTAATAGTTCCAAACTCGAACCCTTTGGAATTGTTACATCAGAAGCTAATAATACTGTTTCGTTTGTTTCTGTATCTG